CTATTTTTGGTTTGCTTGTGAGGCGGATTCAGTGTCAGAAGCTGCAGAACTATTCACTGCCGCGGAAGTTGGTGTTGGTGTTTCGTCAGCAACTTTATTAGCAGCTGCTTCGACTTGGCTTTCCTCGTCGCTTTTAACTGTTGGTGCTGTCACTGTTTGAACGTCAGTAATCACGCCCAACATACCAAGAATCGTTAATACCGTGTTAATAACGGCAACAATGGCTGACCAGTCACCAGTAAACTTAACGCCAAACATGGCAAAAATTTGTTGAATTAACACAATTAATAACGAAATAATCCCAGCAATCAACTTACCATTCAAGCTTCCGTCAGCATTCTTAAAACTAATTTTTTTAATCATATTTTTTCCCTCCTAAAGGAACTTTTCTGCAATGTAAATAACTAACGTTACGAGTACACCGGAAATTAGGACACCGATAACCCAATTCTGAATCTGAGTAACCCGTCCTATCTCATGCTCGATTTCAATTGATTTGGCTAAGGCCTTATCAGCCTTGCTATCAATATCATCAACTCGATTCATCTTTTCTTCAATGCTCTCAACTTTCGCTTTGGTGCTGGCCACATCCTTTTGAATATCCATTAGTAATTTAGTTGTATCATCATATTGCGACATTATCTCACCACCAATCGCTGACCGGGATAGATAGTGGTATAAATCGTCTTTCCATTCTGACTAGCTAATGTAGCCATATTAATGCCATTGCGTTGTGCGATTGTCCACCAACTGTCGCCATACTTAACTGTGTAATATGTGTGAGCTGTACCACTCTTTACATACTCCAACGTATTACTTGCCGGGCCGGTTGCTAAATAGCCATAACCATTAAATCGTGGCTGGCGTACCCAGCGATATCCGCCCTGAATAATGGCTTGATCAGTCTTTACCGTAGTTCCAGCTGGCAAAATAGCGATTACGTTTGATGACGTTGACGCGCCTGTGTGCAGATTAACCGCCGTTTTGAGTGTGTAGGTCTTCGACTCTTTGACCCATTTGGCTGAGGTAGCTGGCTTGGAAATGTTTTTGTTGGCTTTTTTGTTGTTGGCCTTAACTGCACCTTTATTAGTCGGCTTGACTGTTGATTTCAGCCCGGCGGTGTAGTAGTTGCTATTTAATTGGCTAACATCGAAGCCACCATAGCTGATACGGAACTTAGCCGTTGACGACCATTGCCATGCGTGGTTAGTTGAATACCAGTTCTTACCGCTAACCACATACGGGTAAGCAGCAATCCAGCCAGTTTTATTCTTGATGGTCATCTTAGTGTTAGCCCATGATCCTGACGTATAAATGTCGGCCCGATAACCAAACTTCTGAATCTCTTTCATGAAGGCGACATTGTTGCGGTCATTGGTTGCTTTGGATTGGTAATTTTGTTCCTCAGCTTCGACGTCAGTCGCTAGTACCGCGCCAACCGGTAGTCCTGCCGCTTTAGCTGTTCTCCCAGCAAAATCAGCTTCGGCAATTGCTTGTGCCTTAGTGGCATAGCGTGCAAAATGGTAGCCATTGATATACATTCCGGCCGCTTGGACATTTGCAATGTTGCTGGCAGCATACGGGTCCTTGTACGTACCGCCTTCACTAATCTTGACCGTAACAGCTTTAACACCGAACTCATTGCGCATGGAAACATACTCTGCCGTTGACATGTATCCGTTGTTATTCGACACGTCGACCATATCCATGCGAGCAGCCTGACTGGTAGTATTGCCCAATAAAAAGGCCATAAAAATAGCGCCCACCATTAAGATGAGTGCCTTCAACTTACGCTTATTCAATTGTCTACCTCCTATTCAAGACTACTATTAACTTGGAACTGTAACGTTGACTCACTAGGGTAAATTGACGTCCCGGTACTATCAACCACCCATACTTCTAGCTGATAATCTCCCGCTGTTAAGCCGGTCATTAAATCTGCTGTTAAAGCTAGCACAATCTGACCAGTCGTTGGGTCTGTTAAACTAGTTGGATTAACCGTGGCCGATTTAAGATAGCCACTAGTATTGCCCAATTTAACGGTAATTGAGGTGGCATTAGTTAAGTCCGTTGCTACATTATCATTGCCACATACTAGTGTGAAGCTAGTGGTAGTATCGCCAATTTTAACCGTTTGTGGTGAAGTATCGGTAAAACTAAGCGTCTTCGCCATCTTTAGGTGCCTCCTTCTCGGCCAACTTGGCATTAAGCTGGTCAATTTGAACTTGTGCCATCGCTAATTGCTGGTCTTTAACGGCAATTGCTTGGGCATAGTTACTCGTTAGCTTGTTAATTAAAGCTTGTGCATCGATATTCATATATTAAGCCTCCTGTGTGGGTTGTGGTAACTGGCTTTAAAGCAGTCAGACTGTCAATCAGTGTGTTCAACACCTTTAATTTAACCCTATCTGCTCCCCCAGCACCGCCAGCAATAGCAGTGTTAAAGTCATCCATGGTAATACTTACTTGTGCGTTAATACCCAGCGTGTTGATTTGAACACTAATTGTCATAATATCATTTGTGTAATCTGGCTTATAATTTGTAATCAAAATTTTATCCATTTAATTTGGCCTCCAATTCTAATAAATGCCCGTTTAGGGCAGAAATCTGCTTTTGTTGTTCCTGTACCGTGGCTAGGGTGGCGTTCAGTAGTACACTGTCATCCACCCCATTTAGCTTGCCGTTTTCATCACGACTAATAAATACGTCTGGCAATTGCCACTGTTTAGTATCATTCACATCATCAACGATTGAAGACAGCCTTAAGTGGCTGGTATTATCGTCATTTTTGTACTGGTAGGTTGCTAGGTCGATTGAGTTAACTAGCTGCGCCCAGTAAGCTGTGTCAACCTTTCGAACGTCCTTCTTAACACTTAGCAGAGAAGATTTAACTAGGCTATCATAGTGAACGGTACTAGCATAGATGTCGACGGATTTGCCATCAGCACGATTGAAATGAATTGGGCCGTTGTCGGAACTGGTAATCGTGTGATAGGTATTTATGTTGAAGTTACCAATATCTAAAGAGCGATTGAATTGAATGTTATTAGCACCCGAGCCATCAATACCAAAACTGGCCGTCTTCATAGTTGGACCATTGCCGACATACCAGATATTCTGTGTGCCATTAGGGTTAATATTGCCGTAGGGCGTAATAATTATACCTTTAGGTGCAACATCGGCAGAAGTACCGTTAAAGGTGATTTGTTGATTGTCACCATGCAGTGTCATACCGTTACTTGCATCAACAATGACATATCCTGTCGAAGTCAGACTATTGTTTGTGAAGTTAGCATCTTGTGAAGTCGAATAACCTTCATGTAATGCTAGTTGCCCAGCTCCTAGTGCCGTGTCAGCCGCTGAGTATTTACCGGTAGCAAACGGGGTCATCCCACGAAGATTAGTTCTAAATATGCCATCTTTTAGGCTTGCTCGTAGTGCTGCTGTTTCATTTGCAATTGTTTTAAACGTTGTGCTGTTTAGTGATCCGTCTGGAGATATGGTCATCGGATAACTAGTGTTGCCATATTGATTTAGCTGAGTACCAGCATTAAACGCTGTACCATTTATAGTTGAACCATTAATAATACCGGCTATTAGTTTCTTACCCGTTAACTCCCCCGTGATATTAGCACTAGGAATTATTACAGGATTAACTGTATCAAAATAGATAGTTTTACCAGATAACGTCAGTTGGCCACTAGATGAAATTAGGGTGTTACCAGCTTGGATATTAATTTGGTCGATTAAGTCATTTTTGGTAACTCTAAGGTTAATATCGTCTGCCATCTGAGCAATCATAGAGTCTTCTGCTCCGTACACATAAGGCGTCGCAGTGTCACCGGGCTCTAATTTTAATTCGGTAAAACCTAGTATCGAAGTTTTCCCATTGGTCGAACCGTTATTATCAATACGCAGATAAGCTTCATCAATCGCCCCTGTTGTAAAGGTAACCGTCCGATAATCTAATGCTGACATAGATAATACTGTCCCTTTAATTATTTCTTGGACAACCGTGTAATCCGAAGTGCTACCATTTGGCCGGCCCAAAACATAAACGTCCATACTGCTTACATTAGAGCTAGCAAAGCCTTTTAGTTGTAACGTGTAAGTTGCGTTAGCATTAATTTTAAAGCGCGGGCTTTTAGCAAAGACTTCATTAGAACCAGCTGTATTTAATTCATACAGGGGATCGGCACCACTGTGATAGAAGGCATGTGTCGTTGCAATTAGCGTTCCACCTGTTCCAGACTCAGACCATTGTAAATTATTAGCTTTCTGGCATAGCTGAATATGGTATCAAATTTACATTGTTGGCGTCTTTTTTAGATACCTTGCTAGCAATCATATCAGCAGTCTGTGTTTTGTACGTGTTAAAATCACTAGATTCAACCTTACTATCAATTAACTTAGCAGTTGTAGCTTGATAAGCTGAGAAGTCCTTAGTAGCCACCTTGCTAGCAATTAAGTCAGCAGTCCTGTGTTTTGTAAGTTGAAAAGTCACCATTATCAACTTTTGATCCGATCAAGTCAGCAGTCTGAATTTTGTAACTAGCATATTCTGAGTTAGCAACCTTTGTAGCTAGTCCATTTTCTAGGTCAGCAATCGTTAGCTTGGAAACCATCTTTTAGATCTGTCACTGCTTGACTAGTTACTTGACCATTATCTATTGCTTTAGTTGCTTGGCTAAAGGCGCTGTCGGCTGTACTTTGAGCCTTAGCTGTAGCATTAGACAGGGTTGTTATCTCTGAATTAGCATAAGCATACGTGCTATCCGCAGCTTTTTTTTGCAGCATCAGCCATTGATTGTGCAATTGAAGCAGCGTTATCAGCATTGCCTGCCTGGGTAGCCGCATTGTCAGCCGTATTTTGTGCCTTGATAATTTTAAGGCCATCATCGGTTAGAATGACTTGAGCTGCGTTAGATTCTGCCATTTAATTCACCTCCCTTCGTAGTCATTGGCAAACGTTCTTTAATTGGTATTGCAAAAACACGCTCTAAATGATTACCTTGGGTTTCTACAATTGAAAGTGGACCAATAGTTCCGGCTGGTTTAGTCTGGCTATAGATAATGTTACATGTTTCAGGCTCAACAACGTCATCGGTTAACCCTAAAATCCATATCTAACAAGTAATTAGAGGCAAATTCTTGCCCGCCATGAACAACATTAACTGCGTACACCATACGAGGATCTTTCATGTTGTAATCGCCTGAATGAAAGTAAACATAAGGAAAAGTCAATTCCTTGTGATTGGTAGGTTTGTTGGTTCCAGTCAAAACCATAGTTGGCAGCATCAAAAACTATACAGCACATTATAATTGCCTTGTTTAACATCATCGAGTCGTAGCACATTCTGTTTACCATGATAGTAACTACACAATACATATCCATGTTTGAAATCAACATTAATTCTTATATAACGGTCGACAGTGCAAAAACGCGTAATACGGTTATCGTCATTGCTCAGGGTCACATTAGCAAGGTAATGGTATGCGGCTGATTGCATATTCGTCAAACATTTAAATTAGGCTTAGTTGCAGACCAAATGTAAATAGCCCCGTCTACTTCTTCAACCGAGAAACTTGAACCATGCCCACCTTGTGAAACAATCATCTTGCTAATCGGATTAAAATTAGTGTCGTGTAAAACGAACATGGTATCGCCAGTTTCAATCGCATGGCTAGTTTATATACTGACCGTTGCTCAAAGGACACATAATATTGTACTGCGCCAGTTATTCCTAGTGCACTGTTGTCTGGGTTAAAACTACCCAAACTACGAATAGCGCTAGTTTCTAGCTTGACCTCCGGTTCATCTTGAATATAACTGGTCTCAATAGTCCCGTGCAGTGTGCCAACGGAACTGTGTGCCGCTTGTACTAAATAGCCAGTTTGATTGAAATTAGTATCAAGGGTGCCGTCAGTATTATAACGGTGCCAAATAAATCCTTTGTTATCAATATAGGCTGAAATATTAGCGTTACCTTCCCAAGCTTGCAAAATTAGTCGCTTGGTTTGCGTAGTATCAGTGAAGTTGTTGCCGTCAGGAGTTAAAGCAACCGGTTTAACCGAACTAGCGTCTTCCTTTGCCTTTTCAATGGCGCTATTAATCGCACTTTGGTAGCCTTGCATCCAGGCCGGTGTCGCAACTGGTACCGTGACATACTCGCCAAAGCCAACTGTGTTGCCATACGGGTTAGCAAAACTGATTGTCCGCTGAATGACTCGGCCACTGGCATCTAATGCTGGCTTGATTAACTCATCTTTAAACCTAATCGTGGCACCTAATGGTGGATTAAATTTGGGTGTTACATTAACCTCATAATACGTCCGCGGGTGATTATACAATTGCAGCATTTCCTCGGCCCATGCTTTAAGACCAGCTTCGTCTTCAATAGCGTTGGCTGTAATAACCCCCTCATAGTACAAACCAGATTGCCAATCAGGGTTATATTTCTGATTAGCTTCATCATCAACAATGTAGTTCTTACCATCATTAACTATCCCAATTGTGTTGCCGTTAGCACCATAAGGGATAAGTTTAGTAATTGGGTTTGACACCGTTGTTCGCTTGATGCTAGTCATATTCTTACCAAATACTGCCTCGTTATAGACCACATCAGCATTAAGCTGGTCAGTAATGACACATACCTTTTTCGTGATATTCCCTTGGCTGTCAATCTCAACATAAGGGTCAATCTCAACGTTATACGTTTGGATTAGTGTCTGTACTAACGTACTAGCTTTTGTTTTACCATCAATGGTAATCGATGGTGTCATTACATTAGTGGTCTGATAGTCTAGCGTCCAGCCAGTAGCGTTAAAGCACTGGTTTAAAAGCCGTCTGAATCGAACTAGCACTAGCCGTAATTGCCACTGGGTAATGATGAGCTAGTGTGTACAAGCATAAATTGGTAAAGTTAGCCGTTGTTACGTGCTTAGTAGCGGCGGTATTGCTTTCTTCCACGCTGTATATGCGCATGACATACCAATGACCAGATAGCTCGTCATAATAGGCTAAGTTATTACCAGCCACCACTTTATCTGAATCCGGCTGGCCTTGAAGCACATCTAATGAACCTTGATGGTCGAACTTCTTAGACTGGGCATTTAGGTTGATGGTGCCGTTAAAGTTATCTTGGGTTCCAACATTGGCATCATCGTCATAACTTGTACTGGTCGTATCGGCGTCAGCTAGTTGAATCTTGACGCTGTCATTAGAAAACTTAGTAGCCCCGTCAACCGTCAGGGTACCAATCCGCTTTAAATTCGAATCTAGGATTAAAATACTGGTTATTTAAAGCCATCTATTAACCTCCTTATTTTAATTATGTAAAAAAGCCACCCTTAATAGGCAGCCTTTAGTATTGTTATAGTATCCTTGGTAGATATTTCAGGGTCATTTGTGCGTCATCTAAATCACCAATCATCGACAAGCTATTAACGCCCGGTTTCAACTTAGGAAAGTCGGTTGACCAAACGGGTGAAACTAGCTTGCCATTTACCGTAACCGTATCAGTCTCACAGTCCATCACAATTTCTTCACCAGCGCCAGCAATATATGTTGGCTTTGTTGTATCAACTTTATTGACTTTCCATATTTGAAGATCAGTCATCGACATAAAGGGGTTCCGGTAGGGAACTTTATAAATATCTTCTGTAATTGGGTGCTTTAGAAAGACAGATCCAATCCCACCTAAGGGTGTCTGATACTTATTCTGAGTATCAACATAGGTTCCGTGTACTAACATGTGGATATGGGGGTCTAGGAACGGTCGGCCTGTTTTGGTCGAATACTGGGTGATACTCCAAGTAAATACTTGTCCTCGTTTGGTGATGTCCAAAATTAGCCAAGCACCTGCCAGCGCGGAATCTTCCTCTTTATTGACCACGGTTGTATAGGTATCAACGGTTTCTTTTATTGTTCTCTTAGTTACCTTTCCGCTTCTGGAACGACCATGTTTAGTGACAGTTTCTGGTTGGTCGTGCCAGTTTTGATTTTAATTTTCTGGTCAGACTTGTTTGTAAAAGAACCTGCTGGCCCTGAACCATAGTACAAGTCAGTATAGCGATCACCATATTCTAATGTTGATCCAGGCTCGCATATTTGAAGTCTAGCCATTGGTTTAGCGCCATAGGGCCATATCACGCATGCCAAAGCGTCCGATAGTGTTACCGTTAGGGTCTAATAGCAAGACTTCAACGCGCCCCATCGCACGGCCGTTATGAGTACCACTGTACTTAAATTGATGAATACCCGTTCGTACTCGCCAGTCAGTCAGTGATTGCGTCATACCAGTATACCGATAGGCCGGGACCATACCAGCGGTCTTCCCCGGTTGTGGGTATCGGCCCAAAGTCATATCCATTGCTGGTTAAACCTGGCCGCATTACATTGGTCTCAGTCTTAATTGCACTGTGACCTTGATATGTGTACGCTTCACCAGTCTTCATATTACTAATTGCGTTGGCATCATTTGTCCACATTGCCATAGTTCCTAAGCGGGTCATCAACAACTTTAGTGTAAGGTTGAACTGCAGTGGCTTGGTCTCCAGGTGACTCAGGACCTAAACCAAACTGACCACCATTTAAACTAAAGCCGATATACTTCAAGTCTCGTTTAGGTATGACCTGGATAACCGGCTCTGTTCGTTGCGGTGCCATCAACAGTGATCGTATTTAAAACCATTATTTAAAGGCTTCTCAACCTGTGGCAGAGTTGCTCGGGGGTCGGACTGCCAACAAAGGTAATCGTAAGCGTCATGTCATACATACCCGGGTTAATCGGGGCTGGATTCACTAATTGCGGTGATATGTCCCCAATACGTCACCTTTGGTTCAAAGCCAAATACTAGTGGATATTCTTTACCGTTATCATTAGGATCATCACTTAGTAGTAAACCACTTAAATTATGCATAATCTGATTAAATCTAGCTTGGTTATCGGCACAGTAAATAGATACGGAATATTAATCGTTCGGCTAGTAAAGTCCGTGCCATTGAATTTGGGTTACCATACATAGCGGTATATCAGGTCACCTGTTCAGCCATGGCCGGTGCCACTAGGCAATACCACGTTACCCATCCTCAAACTTGTAAAATCGTCCCGGCTATTCAAGCCAGCATATTGAAAATCCATCTCGTTTGTAAGGTCCACGATTAAACCTCCTTTTTAAATTTAAATATGTAAAAAGGGCGTCCAATTAAGGACGACCCTTTGGTTGATTAGGATATTAGTACCCCATCATTTGGGAGTATTGTGAAGCTGTTTTATTGTCCGATTTAACGGCATTAACCACGTCAGATTTAGCAATAACGGCTTGAACGTTGCCCATGTTGCCTAGAATGGCGGACATTAAGCTGATTAGTTTATCAAGTTTCTTATTACTTTCACTATTAGTAGATACAACTTGGCTACCATTGTTGCCATTTACAATCTGACTAGCTTGTGAAATTAGCTGGTTAGCCCGTGATTTATTAGTCAACGGTAACACCATTTCAGGTTTGTTATGTTCTGCAACCTCAATCAACTGGTTAGTGTTAATAATGCCACCGTTTTTCGTAGCCATGTCCAT